GAACTCCTATGGGGATATTTATTATTGTTGAGAATATTTAATATTTAATACCATATATATCATATAGATGACGTTTAGTGTCCAATATACTTAGTTTAGTTTCTGTAGTTAATGCAGCACTGTGGTTCCATCTATTGGCATCTTTCTTGAATGGTATCAATGTTACCCAAGCGTTATCAGTACCGAATGCAGGTGCAATTACTTTTGTATAAGATGTAGATAGTATCTTTTTCAATACTGGTACCCTGATGGTAGAATAATATACATCACCGCCATCGCAAACGATTACGATTTCATCATATTCTGTCCAGTTTTTAACAGGGATACTACTCCAGTTATTTTCAACCCATCTACGTTTTTCAGTAAATACATTCATACCAGACTCATTTTTCATGGTATAAATATCATTGCTACCCACTCTAGTTTTATACTCAGCCCAGTTAACGATAGATTCACATGTAGCTTTTTTTGCATTATTAATTCTATTAGTCAAAGTATCAATATTACCTTGAAGAGTAGTTCTTAAAGATGCAGTTGTACTATTGATAAGATCAGTTAATTCACGTTTAACCCTATCAATATTAGCATTAGATGTAGTTAAGTTAGCACTAACTGTATTTGTTAATGTAGTCTTAGCTGTTTCAATCAAACCATTCAACTCAGTCTTTGTAGCTTGAAGAGAATCAGTATTGGCTAATTCAACCCAGTCTGATACTGCAGTATTATTCATAGCAAACTTAAGTTTCTTAGATCTAGGTTCATAAGAGAACTGACCTGCAAACTTAGGGATCATATTACTATTGCCATGGATATTGAAATGATCCATGGAATCATAACTGCCTGCACCATCAGAGATATAATACTGAGGGCCACCATATCTTTGGGATAGTCTAGCGCCAATAGCTTGACCTCTAGATACATTTTGATAGTTTGGTACAGTTCTATACTGGAATCTAACTTGACCACCACCAGTAATTTCATTAGATATATTACGATTAGCTACACCATTTACATTGATATTTCCATCAGTAGCGTAGTATACGGTTTCAATATTCTCTGAAACTGTAGTATTACCAATAATATTTATAGTAGAGCCTTCAGTAGATCTAACACCAAATTTGGCTTTACCGTATAAAGTACATCTATCGAGGGTCACAATAGCAGAATATGCATCTACAGCGACAAGTATAAAGTTACTATCAGTATTAGCCTTATTAATAAGTCTTTCATGATCGAAACCCATCTTACAGTTAATAAATTTACTCCTACCACAAGATACTTCTACATTATAGAATGTACTAGATGCTTCTAATGCTTTTGGAGTGGCATCGATATTACTACTCTTGAATGTAATACCTTCAAATATTATGTGAGTGCAACCAAAGATATACATCGGCGGGAAAATAACTTCTTCGCTAGGGTTTTGGTTAATAATTCTAACTCTACCTTTAAGGTTGATTAACTGTAATGACCCCATACTACCATCAAAAATACGGAAGAAATTATAGTTATCCCTATTTTTAGTATAGTCTCCAGGGTATACTAGAATTTTAAGTTCTCTAGAATTATTTAAATGGGCCATTCTTATTGCATCTGACAAATATTTCAATGGAGCACCAGCATCGCCTGTATTGATCTCGGATCTGGTATTAATATCTACATAGATAGTATTTAGACTACCACTGAAATTTGTTTGAGCACATAAATCAGGATACCCATGAGTTAATTCTTTATTATACTCTACACTATTATTTTCAGCTCTATAAGTAATATGGATATCTGCATATTGTTTGGTTAAAAAGTAAAGATTAGACCCCATAGCTGCCAAATTATCTTGATAGTCAAATCTGGTACACTCGACCATTTGGCGTTGATTACATGTAATAATTACATCCTTAGGTTTTAACTTTTTAAACTTCCAAGGCATATTTGTAATAGAATGATGATGGGATTTCATCAAATCGATATTAGTCGGCATATCCCAAGCAAGACCTGCCATTACTGACTCACGAGCATCACCTTGGGTTAAATAATTACGACCAATATAGGATACTAATAGACCGATAGATGTATTATTATAATCATTTTTATTCCAAGATTCGGTATTATGATATCTAATCCAGTAGTCATTATTATTATGGAAGTATAAGTTAGCTCCATGGAAATCTATATTACCTGTCGGAGCAACTTCGAATTGAACTCCATATTGTATTGCCGCAGCTTTATGCTCGTTATAGGTGCGTTGTAAAACTGCTGCTGGCATGCCCCAAGGTCCTGGTATACCATTAGGATATCTAAATACGTCTTGAACGTATACCTTGCTAACTAATCCATCTCTCATCATATTAATGGCATTACTATAATGATCCCAATGCCAGTGACTAATGAGAAGGAATTCGAATTTCTTAATTCCATTTTCTCGCATAGCCCGCTTGATGGATTCATAGCCACCACCACCAGTGCTATTAGCGAACGTATCTACGATGAACCAATATTTTTTATCAATACCAATAAATGCACAATCGCCTACATCAGCAGTAGGGCCTTCGACATCTTGAACTGGACCAAACATTGGGAAGATAACATCAAGAGATTTATTTTTCAACTCAGAAGTCTTAGCTTTAACTTCTTCTAAAGCTTCACCAAGAGATCTTGTTAAAGTTTCAAAGTCAGGACGAACTACTGTAACTTGATTGGAGTTAGTAGCACGAGATCTAGCTACTTTATATACAGTAATCTCAATTACTTCACCAGCATCAGCAGTATAACCAATTAAGGAGATACTCTTATTTTCAGTATTGAATCTATAGTTACGGTCTTTGATTAGACGTACACCATCATGGAATACTTCGATTCTATCAACACCAGGATCATAGTTAAGTGTATCAAATCTGAATACATTTTCACCATCTTGAGTAACTGCATATGAGTATGTAGTACTATCGATGAGATAAGGTAAACCATTTGTTACATAGAAGCGATTGCTATCACTGTCGTATTGGAGATATAATTCATCGCCAGCAATAATATCACCAGTCTTAACTGGATCATAACCAACAAAGATAGGAATATCTTTACCAGCAACTTTCAATGTAGCATTAGCAGCAACATCTGCATGGAATTTAACCATGATAATATTACCATCTAATAGACGGTAATCAGTAGCCAATGTACTATTCATAGTACGAGCATCATCTCTAGTAGTGCATCGTGTTACAATAGCACCACGGTCTAATAGAGCAGCCATTTTATCATACAAAGATTTAACTGCAGCACTAGAAGCAACTGCTGTTGTATCATTTGTTAGATAGCTATGACTATACTTTTGCATTCTATCAATAGGAATAGTACCTTTATTGATATATGCACCATCGATAGCATTCATAGTCTCAAGTTTAGGTACTTGAGTATTATAAATGAAATGGAAGTTGATAGTACGATTGATATCTACCTCTTCTTGGAAAGTAATTTGATTACCCTCTACAGAGTAACGGTTAGGGTAGATTTGTGCAGTACCAATGAATACCATCATCATATTAGGATGATTAAAGTATCCTTCAAATGGAACTGGAATATCGAAAGTTTTACCTTTCTTGGTAACTAAGATAGAGTTAAATGCAGAAGCAATATGAGAGATTTGTCTAATCTTAGCTTCTACAGTCTCACCATCATCAGTATATACTTGAGAAGCAATAGTTAATGGAGCATATCTTTCTTCACCTTTAACTAAAGTAGTTGGAGTGATTGTTTTGTAGTCACCCAATAGTTTAGTAATCTCAGAAGTAGATACTACATTTACCCATTCAGTTGTAGCACTCCAAGTATAGAATACATTAGCTGTAGTTACATAATAGATCTTAGAATCACTAGCTTGACTATTATTAGATAAACGATATCTATCAGAGTCAGCATCTAAGATGATAAGCTTATCTGTTTTAAAGCGGATATCATATGCAACGTCATAGTACGTTTCATTGGTATCCGTAGCATGTATAAATTGACCTTCTTCAATAGGTACATGAGCTAAGTCAGCACGTAGAGAAGATAAGTATTTTAAGGTTGCCATCTATATCCTCCAATTAAATTCTTATATTGTATTATCAATTTCAGCATCTCTACCAACAAATGTAGGAGAAACAGTACAGAACCAGTTTACTCCACCATCATATGTATTAAGACGAACTAATTGAGTTTCATTATTCTTAGATGGAATAATACGTCTAGGTAATTTCAATTCAACACCATCATGACGAGTGATATGAATATTAAACGCTTGACCATTTAAGTTATGTGGATCTAAGATAAGAATAATTTCTTGAGTAGATCCTGTGCCTCTAGTGATTTGGAATCTAGGCTCAGCTGTATCAAGGATATAGTTATAAACTCTACCAGCAGAAACTACTGCAGTAGTACCACCAGCTAAGTTAATCAAAGCTTCTTGAGGTAAGTTACTGGAAGTATTTAACTTATTTTCCAATACTTGAATTCTAGGTAATGGATCTTCTGCAGTCAAAAGACCTTGTACTTTGGAATTCAATTGAGCAAAACCATTAGTCAATGTATTAGTAGTTGCTTCTAAGTTAGTTACATTAGTAGTCAAGTTAGGTACACCTTCAAGAGCACCAGTTCTTACTTTCAATGCATCTAATGCATTAGCAATACCAATATTCTCTAATGCACTAATACGATCATTCAAAGAATTACGTACTTGAGTATTATTAGTATCATATTCTTTCAATGCAGCAATCTCTTGATTAACTGTATTTAAACGGTTTTCACTATTATCAGATACAATTGTAAGACGTTGTTGAATCGCATTGATACGAGAGCCAAAGTCTTCACCTTGCTCAAGATTAGCTACCTTTTGTAGAAGTAGATTAACTTTAGTAGTAAGATCTTCTTTACCTTGGATACCATTTAACTTGTTTTCTAAAGCAGTTACTCTAGTACCATAGTCCTCACGAGCATCTAGTCCTAGCACTTTATTTTCCAATTCTCTAATTCGAGTATTGATTGGTGCAATAGAACTCTCTAACGTAGTCACTTTAGGAGTAATCCCTGCAAGAGATGTTTCTAAATCACCAGTTCTTGTAGTGACATTATCTATATCACGACGCATTACTGGTAGATTAGAGTATTCATTAGCTGTAAATTTAACTGCAGCTACATCTTCTCTTAACTTCTTGAATTCAGCAGCATTAGGTGGTGCTGTATCTTCAAGACGTTTTACACGAGAAACGATGTCAGTATCAGTACGTGGAACCCATTTAACGATGTTACCATCTTTAACTGGATACGTATTATTCAAAGCATGATGGAACCCATTGATTTCAATACGACCATCATAGTCAACGATAGAGTCATTATCAAAAGATGCTTGAGGAACTCTATAACGTTTATTTGTTTCATCTAACGTTTGTAGATTATGTGTAGAAAGTTGTTTGATATAGTTAGAAAGGTTTACTGTACCAACGCCTTCAATATTAAAGACGTAGTTAGTTAAGTCAATACCCCTCTCAACTTCTTTCATGATAAGTTTCGTAATATCAAAGATTACAGATTTATCTTCAGCGGATACTACATAGAGCTTACCGGTTTTATAGTCAAATAAGATTTCTTTTTTCTCTGCTAGGAAGCGAGAATTATAATCTAATGCTATAAGAGGAACACGAGTCCCTTTATAGTTAGAAGTAGCCATATTATACCTCCTTGCGAATATGTATTTTAATTACATTAATGTTCAAAATGTAACCGGATAGGGAATTTTTACTCCCTATCCGGCAATTTGTTAGTTATTTATAATATCATCCGCATCGAAGATATTGAGTTGATCTAACTCAGTTTGTTTGTTTTCATCAACTACGATCTTAGGTAATTCTTTCAAGAATACAGGTCTATCTTTTTCTAATAGAACTTCTTCATTGGATACTACCTTAGATCTACCTGGGTCAGTATCTAACTGTGCATTAGTCATTTCGACATTAAGTTCGCTATAGTCAATATCAGGGTTATGTATATGAGTTGCATCAAGAGCATTAGATAAGTAGATATTACTATCTTCATTACTTAAGACTTGTTTATTTTCATAGCTTAACCCGATTACACCATGGAACTTATGGTCTGGGAATGCAGCTAAGTTAATATTACCAGTAGTAATACGTTGCTGTGCTACATAGACTACATATTGCCCTAGAGGCTCTACTTTCATATAAGAGTTAACCTCTTTGGGAATAGAAGCTTCAGATAATGAAGTTCTAACACCATTACTTAATAAGGAATTGAATCGTTGACGATATAATTCAGACTTATTAGAGTCAATAGCAAATGCATCTGTACCAGTAGCATAACCTAATTCGGAGAAACCAGAGCCATATAATGTACCATCACTATTAAAGTGAATTTCATTACCATCAGTAACTGTATTAAATAGACTAGAGTCATAAGAGTTAGTCTGTCTATTGAATAGATCATTAACGTTAGTTACATCAATATCACCAATTCTAGGTAATGGTGCTACAGAGAAGTCTGTACTACCATATCCACAGAATTGGAATCCAGCTGGTAATCTATGTAATACATTAGTTAATGATGTCTCATAGCCACTACATAATGTAAGAATAATTTCACCTACATGGTCTGGACAGATCCAATATACTTCTCCAGGCTCAGTGAATGCTTGAGAGTAAGTAAGATTGAATTCTTTAGAATAGATAGTCTCCAAATCATCTACGAAGTTATCAGCTTCCACTGTAGTATCACCTTCATAGAATACTGGAATAGCATTCTTATCAGAGTCAAAGTTGATTCTATATTTCAAATGATATTGATTCAGGTCAGTATCAGCAAGATCATAAGCAATATGAATAAACCCATTAGTTGGTACAGTTAACTTATATTTCATACCAGGGTATACTTTAAGATTTCTAATGATCTCTTTTTGATAGTAGTATGGTGTAATTCTACCACGAGTACTATCAGTATCATTAGCTCTAATAGGTTTCATTCCAGGTAAGAAGTCATTCTTCGCTGGAACCCCAGGGAGATTATTCACTTTATTGATTGGTTGACAGATGACTGTTGTATCAGTACCAATAACTGTATCTAGATATCTAGCCACATCTACTGGTAATATATAGCTTACTTCACCAATCTCAAAGTCAGAAGAGTTTAGATAGCCTAAAGTCTCTGTAGCAGTAGTTAATGGTTTAATACGACTAGCAGATCCAATAGATCTAATATTGATCATGTTAACATCTTCAGGTACAGTGAATGTATATCTACCAGGAGCAATATACTTATTAGTAATACTAGCTAAGTCATAGATAGATCTATTCTTAAGTGTACTTGTATCATAAGTATATACGAATGGTAATCCTTTATTGACACCATTAGCTAAGCAATGAGTTCTAATGATATCATTAATGATAGCCTCTTGAGATGTATCTGCCATGATATGTCCCTCAAGATCAGTTACGTTAGTATAGATATCAAAGAGCTTATTGATATCTTCATTAGATACTTGATTCATAATGATATCATAGTCAGAGTTAATAGATTTATACTTACTCAACTCTGGGATAGATGGAGTATAATCAAGAATCAATGCATTGAATCGTGTTTGAACGTCAGATTTCAATCTAATGATGTTATTAGCGATATTCATGATATTATCTTTAGTAATCTTCTTACCATTGATATACATGAAGTATAGCTTATTATTCAATAGATGTCCGATATCTGCTCTATTCAAGTATAAGTAACCACGTTCATTAACCATAGCATGTTGAACGTCTTCACGTTCTAAGGATTTATTGCTTTGGTTAGCGATATAGAAGTATAAGAATGATAATGATTGATCTTTGTTTAAAGCATCATTATAATCTTTCAAGATAATCTTATTAGTTTCCATATCTAATACATATCGACTTGGATCAATGAATGTTTGATTTGCAAATACCATTAGAGAGTTACCTAACTTGAGGTAGTTATCAAATGGTAATTTTACAATGAATTCAGTCTGACCATCTACTACAGCCTTAACATCGATGATTTCTTTTTGGATTACTACATAGTCAGAGTCTACAAGAGTAAATGTGACTTGACGATCTGGACTAGTAATAATGCTATCATCAATGAATGTTAATGTATTACGAGTCTTAGAGATTTCATATTGAGACTCTCTAACGAATGTACTACCAACAGTTACTATAACTTTCTTATCCATAAGCATAGAATCTGCCCATGGAATAAGGAATGTACGTTGACCTTCTGTAGTACATGCTACAGACTCAGTTGTAAAGTGAGCATATTTAGAAGTATTGACGATCTTACCAATAGTAGCAGTCTCAGAATCAATCTCTTCAATATATGCATAGATGAATGTAACAGAACGTCCTTCACGTACAGCATCTTCTTTATTAATAAATCGGAGATCATTACCATCGATTTCGAATCTACGGTTATCAATGTAAGTATCACCGATTACACAGAAGAACTTACCTTCCTTATGAGTGAAGTCATGGAATACCTCTGGTAGTTTGAATACCATTTGACCATTCGTTTCAGCTACAACTTCATCAATCATAGTCTTAACTGATACATCTCTACCAACGATAAAGTTAAATATCAATTCTTGACCTACATTGAGACCATCAGTTGTAAGTAACTCAACAGTATTCTCTTTAGTGTCAATATAGTATTCACCATCATTTAGGAATACACCATTACGGATTAAGAAGAAACTGTTTTGATCTTCAAAGTATTTAGCATATGGTAATGGAATACCAAACTTAGTTTGATTTTCCATAGATGCTCTTACAGTCACTGCAGTTGTACCAACTTTATTCTTATCTTCAGGATATACGAATACGAAGATTAATGCAGTACCTCGAGTAAGACCAGTATCTCTATCAAGGAATGTAATAGTGCCCTCTTCTTTGTTTAGATCATATCGTGTAGGACTTACATAAAGACCACGATACGTCACAAAGAAGTAACCATTGAAGTTCTCAGGATATGGTATATCGAAACGTAATTGATTATCACGTTCAGTCATAACAAATCTAGGTTCTATATTAAGAACTGATTCTTCTTCAAGACCACCCATAGGGTTACTATCGATATTCTTATTATATAAGAATACGAAAGTAACTTCACGACCATAGTCTACATAGTCTTCTGGGTCTTTAAATACAATCTTACGACCAACTACATTGTATCGACTTTGGTCTACCAATACAGAACCACGCATTAATAAGAAGCTTTCATGATCTAATAATGCAGACTTAGATGGGAATGGAATAGAGAAGATTGGCTGTCTATCTATAGTAGCACGTACAGTAACTACATCAACTTGGTTAGATCTACCAATATTTCTATATTCAAAGTCATATGGTAAGTAGAAGATATCAACTCTATCTCCCGGTTGAGCTACACGTCTAACGTGTACACATACTTCTGTAGCTGTATTTTCTACATCAGGTACAATAACTCTATACATATCACGACTTAGAAGTCTACCATTATGATATACAGCAAAGCGTTCAGGGTTTAGACATGGAATGAAGTTACGACTGAAGAAATATCTAACTGTAGGTTTAGTAATATTAAAGTGCTGATACTTAAACTGATTCTTAGCAGCCATATAGATAGTCTTACCATAGAATGCAGGATTAGTAAATGTAACAGCTTTAGTATCTTTATCTACTTTATAATCTACATCATAGATTGTACGTTTATTGAATGGCAAGTCTTTATAGATTTGCTCTTCAGTATAGTTAGCAAATACCATTAAGTCATCATACTTGATGGTAGTATTCTCAATAGTATTATTCTCTTCAGTACAGTTTACTTCTAAGAAGTTATTATTTACCCCAGTGAAGTAAGCAATTTCGAATGTATTGAAGTCTAAGATCTTATCAATCTCATCATTCGTAATAGGAATCTCGAAATTGTTTGTATTATAACGAATACGATCATAGATATCCCATAGCTCACCATCTTTGTAGATGATTACAAATGTCTCAGGTGTCTTATGGAACCCTCTCGGAAGAGATAGTAAGTTATTAGTAATAATATTTGCTTTTAACTCTTCACCAGTATAAGTTCTAGTATGAATCTTCATACGTTTCTCGTAGAGCTTACCAAATAATGCAGAGTTATATCTACTAATATATCGAATACCAGCATTTACATTATCTTCATACTCAGTATCATGACGATATCTGAAATCAAAGTCACGACCTAATGCAGTAACGTCTAATGTAGGCATTTCATTCTCAGGTTCAATAATAAGACTCTTTAAGAGTTCTTTATTATCAGGAATAGTAATATTACTTAAGTTATGATTAGTGATATCTCTATAGAAGTACTTAATATCTAAGTCTTTAGTTAGAGCATCACTATTGTTCATAGTAATAATATTAAGATTCTTAATATCTGGATCTATATTCTTATTGAATAACCCATCCTCCCAGCATAGGAAGTTGTGTTTAGTCATTTTGAATTTAGCATCTACATCTAGATCACTATTTATAACTCTACCACCAGCTAATACTTTAATATTACCAATAGTGAGTTTTAACAATGTAGGATCTAGACTATAAACTACGTTACCAAATGAGGAGAGTTTACCATCTTCATTAAAACGGAAGATCTCCGTATTAGGATTAGGGATTCTTCTCTCTTCAGAATAACTCATATATGTATAAGGTAAGTTAACTACTTCTACACGTTCAATATGTAATGGATTGATACCTTCAACGGTATCATTATCACATACGATATAAGTGTATTTAGCATTACGAACTACACGGAATGTAGACCATTTAACATGGTATCCATTTACGAATAGCATAAATGGATACACTAGACCTTCATTAACCGCATCAGTCATACGTTTATCAAAATCAATATTCTGTCTGTTGATATTATTAACTCTATAACGTATACCAGTCAGACGTAATACGTATCCTTCCATCTCGTAAGTTACATACCTACGGATGCCTTTGGATACGTAATAGTTCATTTTATCCCAAGTAATATCAACTACCTCTGGGACGATACCTTTCTGCATCCCAGAGATATTTGTTGTAGAATAATTCTTAAGCTGATCAACGTAGTTATAAACTTCGTTATCGAGAAATTTCATAGTATTGGCCTCCAGTTTCTAGAACAGCTTTCACGTATTCAGGAAGTCCACGATTAGTAACCTTTTCAATAGTAGATTGATTGTTTAAATAACATCCGATATATGCATTAGTCATCATAGCAGAGAATGCTGGGAAGTACTCTAATGCAAACATCGCAGATGGGGAATACATTTTAACCCATGTAGCAATAACTAGCTCAGTAGTTAACTTATGGAGTTTCAAAGAGTCTCTAAGCATAGCTACAAAAGTATCTAAGTTCTTGAAAGATTCACGATCGATATAGGATTCAATCAATTCAACTTCACGATCAGAGATACGTGCAATTTGTTTAGAGAATGCAGTATTATTTGCATAACCATATTTAGGGTTATTGCTACCAATGATATTCTTAATGAAGTATTGAGAAGCTAAGTACATAACACGGTTATGGATATTACTTACAGTATTCGTTTTGAATAGATAGTTTACGATATTATTGAATAAGGAAGCAAAAGCATATGCCCCAGCTTTAACAATATCAGTTTTAGAAACGATATTATTATAGCTACCGAAATACATTACGTTTACTGCTGCTTCTAATAAGTGAGCAACTAGTTGCTTAACATTGTTGCATTTATATTTACCACCTTCAAAGTCAATGATTTGAGTGCAGTCTACATAAACTAAGTATCTACCAGTATTACCTTTAATATCTTTAGCAGTTAATACACGAGTACTACGTGCTAATGGATGTGTACTAGTATAAAGTACAATTTGTTTGGATTCCATTGCAGATACTAAGAAAGAACCAACTTGTGTCTTCTTAACATCGTATGCAATATCAGCAAAAGCATCGGAATGAACGTCAATAACTTTACCACCTTTGATAAAGTTTAAGACAGATTTTTCGTATTCATCTTTATATTGGGAAAAGATAAAAGTCTCATTTATGAGTTTAAAATTCAACTGAGCCATTATAATCCTCCTTGGAAAGTATCTAAAATATTACTACAATGTTTAATTTACAGGTGTATACACCCCTAGGAGCATTAAACTCCTAGGGGCATATATGCAATGAAGACACATTTAAAATGAATAAAGAGCATAACACAGGCTGTCATCCTTGATTCATGATCAATATAGTTGGCGAAACTATATTACTATTAAGTTCTCAAATTAATTCTTTATTAAGCCCCAGACATATAGATACACTAATAGGAGGTGAATGAATGTTTACTTTCGGTAAAGATGAAGTAAAAATTGGTACTTATGAGCATGGAGAGAATAAAGTTCCTAGTGTGACTCAAGTACTTAATCATATTAACGAAGCATATATTGCTCAATGGGCAAACTCATTGGGATTTAAAGGTATTGGATATCGTAGAGAACTAAATCGATATGCTGTTGAAGGGACTAGAGTTCATAATGAAATAGAGTCTTTCTTAACTAATGATTTATGTATGACTGATCCAGTAGATAAGACTATGGGATTTATGTCATTTATACAATGGTTTAATGATATAGGGTATGAGAGAAATACTCTTATAGAACCAATCATGTTAGAGAAATCACTTATTGGTAAACACTTCTGTGGTACTATAGATGCAGTCATGAAGATAGGTAATGAAGTTCATATTGTAGACTATAAGACCTCTAGTAATATTGGATATAAATACTTTATGCAACTATCTGCATATAAATACCTATTAGAAGAGATAGGTATCAATGTAGATAAACTTACAGTATTGCAACTCAATAAGTTTGAGTCTAAGTATACTCAGTATACTATAGATATCAAACAGAATGAGGAGTTAGTTGAGACTCTATTCCTTGGGTTTATAGAGACACTAAACTCTTTCTATTATATCAATCTGTTTAGAGACATGAAGACATCTGACTTTATAGTCAAATAGGAGATACTATGATTTTAGATACATCGATTAATCTAGTGATACGGCTATCAAAGAATCTAATTGGAGTCGTAATTTTATACATCGTATGTAATCATACATTTTTACAGTATCATATAGATAGATATCTTGATAGTTCCTTTAGAGATATAACTAGAATGGTTCTTATAGGCAATCTAGTTATATTACTAATAGCAATTCTTGGTACACTTTGGATACTATTCATGAACTGGTTAGGGAGATTCTTATAATGGATATATACAAAATTTTTATAGCACTATATGCAACTTTAACTATATTTGCATCATGTACAGCTTTTAGTCTAATACTAGAGAGTGATCTATTTCTTAAGATATTCACATGGGCCACTGTAGCAGTAGCTATTGTCTCAGTAATAGTTACTATTATCTGTATATGGGTATGGGCATTATATTAGAGGTATGGTATTTAGTTAGGAGGAGTTATGTTTTCGTTTAAAGTAATGATAGCATCTCTTATGCTATTCATACTAGAGTCAGTATTATTAATAAGCTATCAGAATGAAGAAGTTCATGGATTGGAAGAAAGAATCCTAATACTAATTGATAGATCTTTTGCTATTGTATTTGGTATATTCATTATAGCTTCAGCAGCAACAATATGTCAAATATTTGGTTGGGTGGAATAGATATGCATAGTCCAATATTAGAGGCATTTGATATACCTCAATTACAGAAGTTCATATTACAGTATAAGGAATTAAAGAAAGCACAAGATTCTTGTAATTTCCTTAAAGCTCTATGGTATGATTATAAGATTGGTAAGTTAAAAGATAGTATGCGTAAGTATATAGCTAATGCTAATATTTATGAACTAATCTGTGGTATTGTAGCCATACAATTAGCCAATCCAATGCAATATGAGAATAAAACGAGTTTACCTCACTATAGCATTATACGTGAGCCTAATAGTGAATATGTATTATTTGAAGTAGATGATATAACTGAACAGTTAACAGTTAGTGCTGGACCAGCTCATCATATTCTTCTTAATAAGGAGATTGATGCTAAGGTTAGATACAATGTCGTATTAGCTCCAACGCTTCATAATACAAGTGAGTTCAATATCAATAGATATAACTACGAGAATCTAAGAGAGCATTTTGGTCATCCATCTACTGATCCTAAAGTGAATACTGATAGACTCCTTAGAGGATGTATTACTCATTTCATGGACTGGGTAATAACTAAATAAACCATATATTATATACGTGATAGGATATTTGGTCCTATCACGTATGTATTTATTATAAGGAGACTGATAAAAGTGAAAGAACTAAAAGTATTAAAAAGTAGAGATCTTATTAAACTTAGAGCTACAAGGCAAGTAGCTAATCAAATTGCCTGTATGATTAATAAAGTTGTACGAGATACACCTAACCATCTTAGATATAAGATTGTTAATGCATTAACCAGTTTATTTAAGATAGATAAGATCACTCATTTAAAAGAGGTTAAATTAAATCATCATGGTGGAGCTGATGTTGTACTTGGTACATTTGTGCCAAGATTTATGGATAATAGTCATGGATATATTTCTTTTAGCAATAATACAAAGAATATTAGTGAGTTTCATATTAGATGGAGATCTGAATCCATCGATTACTTATTGCCATATTTATTAAAGATTCGTAAGATTCTTATGATGAAATGCAATTTCAGTAAGAAAGAGTTACTAAAATGTGAATATAGTCCATTCATTATTGAATACGATGATGATGATAGTATTACTTTTGCTTCAACTAAGTATTATGATAATGACTACAATAAGTATAAGGTAGCATATGATATTTTACACAAATCTAAGATTGAATATTCTCCAAATATTAAAATTAGAAAAGATTTGATGAAGTTCTATTTAGATGATAAATGTGCATTCTATGTAGACACTACTAATGAATTGATAGTGACAAGAAAAAGTTCAAGTATTAATAGAGAGGGGTATATTTTTACTAAAAGAGAATTAACTAATTTTGTTAAAGGTGTTAAAGCATTAGGAGGAAGTATATAATGAACTCACTTATTACGTATTTGGATAGAAAAGATATTCCTAGATTGCAAACAATTGCAGCATTGTGTCAAGACATTGGTGGTGCATTGAATGATATTCTAAGAAGACATCAATATGGTGATCGTACTAGAATGAAAAGAGAGATATGCAAATATAGTAGATTCAGAAAGGATATCGATTTCAAAATCACCGAGGCAAGACTTGGTGGTAATTCTTCAATTACATTCTATCTAGTAATTGAAGAAGAACCAGATAGAAGTAAACGACCATTGATTAAAGTAAACTATAATGGTCTAAGACATTGTGTTGATCTACAAGTCGTAAATATCCGTGATATTAAGTTGATTGATATCATTGTTGATCTTAAAGCCACTAAGGAAATCCTTAGAGCAAGATATGATGCAGACAAATCCTTATTTGGTAAGTATACTCATTTACCAGCATTGGTTATCAAAGATGAGAATGGTAGAATTACTGAGTTCCGTCATGGTAGACCTGAACAAGACTCTTTTGATAAATTCTACTTCATCTATACTAAGCTCATTGATTATCCTGAATTGAGTGAAGCATTACCAAACTTTAGGGTTAATCGTAAAGAAAAGACAATTGAATACGATTGTCTTATGAAAGATAGCTATGGTTATGCTGATATTATCTCTAAGTTAATAGTTGGTGATGAACGTCCATCTAAATTTAGAACGACATTCTTACCAACTGGTAGAGACCTTAATAAAGCTATTAAGACCATTCATGAAAAGAATAATAACTAACACTAGAGGCAGGGGAGAAATTCTCCTGCCTTCTTTTATTTTTTTATTAAACAAATCACATTCATATAACAAGGGAGGAATAGTAATGGAAAATACTTTGTTATCTATACTGATAAAGCAGTTTAAAGAAAAGGATCTATCTAGTATTAAGTATGAATATACTGAATATGAGAAAGATAAAGCTACGAATGAATATATGGAAGCATTCTATAGCAATAAACTACCAGAGGGAGTGAATAGCTTTGATTATTTCTTACGTAATCAAAATATGATATTCCCAGTTAAGACATCTTCACCACTAACGTTCTTATGTGGGTTATTATATCTCTATAAGATACCAATCTTATTGGCTAATCTTAAAGAGATAATTGAATTCAATCCTAATTTGATTCTACATAACTTAACTTATGTGGATAATGATAAAACTCTATCTTGGGATATTGAATCTCCTCATATGGCTATTGTATATCAAAACGTATTAACAACTATTAACTTTGATGAGTATAATCCTAATATGGATAATCATGAGACCGATAGTTTAGTATTAGCTGTTGGGGACTTTATTTATAGAAACGTTAAAGCAGGTAACTTATAATGGATAAAACTTATGAAGAGCTTTTACAAGAGACTCTATCTAAGATCTATGAATTGAAAGACTTAGATAATAGAGATCGAGGTAAAGCGTTAACTATATTCATTGGTGAGAGATTGAATAGAGAATTACTATTAAGCTCTAGACATATCTTTACACTATATAAAGATATCATCAATTTAGATGATGTCTCTTTATTAACTGATCTTAGAAAGACTGATTGGTATAAAGATTGGTTTACTGATGACCGTAATAATGCTAATCTAATCAATCTATCTAGATTCAACTTTAAGACATTAGCTCGCTTTGAGAAAGAAGAATATCTTAGAGATGCAGAGCATTATGACTTTGAAGGAGTTATAGAAGTAGACTCTTATGGTCTATTTGATACACTAATTGAAGATAAAGATGTGGAGCTATTTAAGCTAGCAGCTGAGAATATCTTAATCAATCATGGATTCTTTCATAATACAGACTACAACTTCTATGACGTACCAGATGAATATATGGAAGATAAAGAAGTCTGTGCATATATGTGTTTACTTAATATAGGAAACATGGACTTTGTAGATAAGAAGACTCTAGATACTACAGTTCTATATAATATAGTAAAAGACCGTATATGTGGGTCTATTTACTTTACTCTATTCGATAGCCTAAATAAAGATACCAGAACTATTGCTAGGTAAACTTTATTTTAGCTATATATTATTTAGGTGATATCGAGCAATCGATATCAGCTTACCTTCCCCTATAGGTAAGCTCCTTTCTACTAAGGTCTTGGCGGGCCTTCACAGAAAACCCTATTAGCGCGATATTATTCTAACACACCCCGCGCAATCTAACATACCTCAATAACTAAATCGCCCCAGTGAGTTAGTGTACTAGACAAAGAAGTGTAACTCCCGTAAATAGAATGATAGCTGTCCCCCAGCTATTGTTTTTCTCCTTCTGACTAGACTAACAATCCTTATAACAATTACCACACTCACTGGACACACACATTATAAACTATATCAACATGAACGAAAATATGCATAGCTCCCTCTATGCACGATCAAGGCCCGCCAAGACCACCCCTTATATTTTTATTTTTTATTCGAAAGGAGATCAACAGCTATGAAATTGATCAATCCAAACAAACTCTATTCTCGTTACGCTAACGGCTTAATTAAGTTAGCAAAGAAAGTAAAAGAGGATAAACTATCCATTGGTTCCTATAAGGCTGGAGCTAATGGTAGTGAGATTACTTTTGTTGATGCAGTGAATGTCAACAATACTCTCATCTTATTTAAATTTATTGGTTCTGGATTTGCAGTAGAGATTGCAGTTATCCATGAATCAGATGATGTAGTAATGAGTATTAAATCTAATTCTATTATTACATTTGAATCTTATCATGCACTAGGTCTTATCCTTAACATGATGCTTGATGACTTAGGTATTGAAAGTGAGTATAAACCAAATGCTAGTATTGCAAAAATGCTACGTTCCTCATTTGATCAATATACTACAGTTAAATCTACTAGAAGATTCTCCAATGATTTAGTATTTAAGCGTTTAGATGCTATTGCTAAGTATGTCAAATCTGGTGGGGATGTATCTAAGATTAGTACTGGTATAGCATGGGTTGAAGTTAATAATGGTATTATTAAGATCAATGCTAAGTACAGTACTTATATTACTTATGACGTGAAATCCAATATCATTGTAATCAACTCTTCCTATAGCATGAGTAATACTTTAGCTATTAGTGATGAATTCGATCTACTTGGTATTGTTAAAAATATTCCTAAGGAGGGTAAATAGATGGAAGCGATAAATCAAATCGATCTAATAAAAACTACTCCTGAAGATCAACTTGAACGATTAAAGGCTATCATAAGACGCCATATGGCTGAAGTAGATGGTGATATTATGGAAGCTTATAATATCTCTCCAGTATTACTGGATACTTTTAACTCTATATATTTTGATAAGCTAAGAGTTGAAGTTATTGATCATGACTTCTTCCGTATAGTCTTATTATGGAATAGAATAGATAATGTTAAATTTAGTTTTGTATTTGATGATATGATTGAAGGGTGTGCAGTTCTTATGCCACCAAGTGAGTATAATGAGAATACGGCATTAGATTTATTAGATAAAACTGTCACCTTAGGTGAAAAGCTATTCATTGACTATGTGACAGTATGTGAATCATTTGATTATACTACAATCTATGATTCAGAAGATCCTGCGTTGTCTCTTGAAGATCTTAAAGAGACAGCAACTGCACCGAAAGTGATAACAGACTTCTTATCACACAATAATGCAGAGAAGTTTAAATCTATCGGTACAGTTATGAACTATATACAATTCATGAATGGTAATTCTATCTCATGTAATGGTAGAGTTGTACCATATGCAGATGGTGACCCAGATATTAACTACGTTTGTACGTATGTAAAAGATGGGAATGTATTAATTCTACGTACACTAACTACCCCTGAGATGGAATGTGATATTCTTACACTGATTGGTTTTAAAGAAGATAATTTTACTCCACTCTCTTATAGAGAAGTAAAGAAGTTATATAATGAAGCGGTAAGAGAGATCGATACTTACAATATGAATTCACTACCTGGAGTTAGACTATCTTAAGTTAGGAGAAATCATGACTGAAGAAAAAGCTAAAGAGATATATTTTGATTTGATGGATATCTTAGCAATAACTGCTATGAATCAGAATAATCAAGATTTTGATTTTAAAGATTATTTAAAAGAAAGAGGATATGAAATATGAGTTTAAGACGGGAAGTTACTGATACTAATGGTAAGTATCTAGTAGCTTTAATACTTTGGTCTTTATTTATTATCGTATGCTTCGGCATTGTATTACATATGGTAGCTAAACCAGTTGATAAGAAATACGATGCTAGATTAACAAACCTACAAGCAACCTCTACTATGTATGAAGTTCAGAGTATTACTGAAACAGACGATGGGGTTATTGTGAAATATAAAAAGAAAGGAGATAACTAATGGAGAAATTAGCTAATCAGTTCTTTGATAAAGTTATTGAACCAACTCCTAAGTGGTTCTTCTCTAAGCTTATCTATAAGTATAAGCTTAGTAAGTACTATGGTGAGTTGATTAATACATCTCCATCATATGCAATGATGAGAGAAATGGCAGCGTTTATTAAGATTGCAGAAGTATCATTCTTCTATCATAATACGAAAGATATGAAAGATGGGTTACCTATAACGTATTCAAAAGATGGATTCATCTATATTGAATTCGCACTCAATGATACTAACGTATGTACTATTGGTCTAAAGCAGAGCAATCCAACTATTACACTTAGTATTCTAAACAAACTAAAAAATGAAGTCATCTCAAGCATTAAGTTTAAGGATAGAGAGCTTGTAATCGATAATAAGATTGATGAGTATCTATTCATTAATATGCTTAATAAACTAATGACTTCTTTTGTTAACCTAATGAAGTATTGTAAGGAGGTATAATCAAATGGCTGGTAAGAAATACAATACAACTTTTAGACAACTACGTCAAATCTTAAATCTAATCAAAGACAATGCAAAACTTATTGATGTTGAATGGAGAAATGATAGAGATGACGTAGAAGATCCTATCGTATATTATGGTCTTAATGATGAAGAACGTGCTAGAATTTCTGGTATTGACTTCCTTGATCCAATCCGTCCAATCTATACGTGTACTATCTATACCACAACTGCTGATATAGAATACGTGTATAACTATAAATATGAAGCAGTATTATCTTTACGTATTGAATCAGAAGATCCTACAGATCCTGAAGCAATTGTACAAGATCTATTAGAAGATATTGCACCTAAAGGATATAGATTAAACTCTAAAGCTGATGATGATATTATTATCGATAGTGGACGTATAGTTCAATTCATTGATCCTAATGTGGAAGATGCTGATGAGTTTAGAGAATTCATCGATCTAGATTCCGAAGAAGCTATGAAGGATACATTAAAGAACTATGAGCGAGTTACATTTGCTGATGGTGACGTTGGTAGAGCAGTTCTTAAAGACAACTTAGGTCGTATTGAGAAGTCTATCAAGTATAACGTAATCAGATACCGTTATGCATCTACTGATAAATTAGCTCCAGCAGCTATTGATGATACTAAGTTCTATACATGCTTTGAAATGCTAACAAAATAAAACCATTTCCCAAGGGTCTACTATGATCCTTGGGATTTATTTTTTTACTAACGGTAAAACAGTTTAATAAATAAAATGTAAGGCCCTTGAAGGGACCTTACGATATCTTTTCTTTCATTTAGAGGAATATTATGAAAGACAATATTTTAACGGAAGCCCATATATCGGATATCCACTTCGGGGTATTTGATCCGGCTAAACAATATGAGATTCTTAAGAATCAGTTTATAGATAGAATCAGTCTATTAGACTTAGACTTGGTTTCAATTAATGGTGATTTATTCCACCATAAGTTTATGAGTAACTCCGATGCAGTTATGTATGCTATGAAGTTCATTGATGAATTAGTTCAACTGTGTCGAGTCAAACAATGTACACTATTTATATTACATGGTACTCCATCGCATGATGCAAATCAGACAAAGCTATTTTATAGATATATGAATGATCCATCTGTTGATGTAAGAGTAATTGAAACAATAAAATTTGAATATGTAAAACAAAAACGCATCCTATGTATACCTGAAGTGCCAGGAATGGGAAGGGAGTTTTACGAAAATGTGCTTTATTACAACTATTGTGATGCGGTATGCATGCATGGTACGATTAGAGGCGCTATATACGGAAAAGATAAAATTGACTTAGATTCACCGAGTCCGGTATTTGGAATGGAGAACTTCAAATATTCCATGGGACCAGTGATATCAGGTCATGTACACGTCCAAGGTTGTTATGAAAAAGACTTTTATTATTGTGGATCACCTTATAGGTGGTGCTATGGAGAAGAGCAACCAAAGGGATATTTAATTCTATTACATAATATAACTACGAGACAGTATTACGTTCACTTTGAAGAGATTCATTCTTATAAGTATGATACAATAAACTTTGATGAGATGATCAAAGATGATCCTCAAAAGATTATTGCTTTCATTAAAGAGAGACAAGCTCAAGGTGTTCATAATATCCGTATGGAATTTACTTTAGAGCATGAGAATATCAATATCTTGAAATCATTCTATCGGAATAATCCAAGTATTGCTATCAAGTGTGATTATAAGAATGATATAATTAGACGACAATCTCAAGAAGTACTTGAGCAATGTAAGGAGTTTGATTATATTACTGACAAGAGCCTTACTGAATTTGATATCCTAAGTAGATATATCAATGATAGTAAGGGATTTACTTATATTACTCCGGAAGAGTTGATCGAACTTCTAAAGGAGTGATAGCCTAATGTAAAGTGAGGATTGGAAATGGCAAAGAAAGATATAGGTAGTGGATATGTATTACCACTATCATCGATGATCTTGTATGCAAATTATATCTTAAAGACCATTCACACTTCCAACCGGAGTGTTTTGACAGATTTGCGGGAACTATTATCTATGATAGATCCCACCAAGAACTTTAGCGTAGAACAAGTTCGGGAGAAAACGTCCTACGTATTTCTAAGACAACTATTAGATGCTAGACTTAAGGGTTATGAGAATCGTGATATCCTTATGCAAGCAGCTATGGAAGGAATAGACCCAGATAATCTATTCCCATTAAGAAAGCTAGAAGAATCATTAGGTGCTAATGAGTTAGCTTTCATTGAAAAGAATATTGGTGAGCATAGAAATACATTCTATACCCAATCCATTATGTCTAATATCTATACTCAGTATAGTGATTATGTGACTTCAGATGAGACTCAAAAGTATAAGATCGTTAAAGATGTACGTAGACAGATCTCTGAAGTTAGTCGTAAGATTAAAGATAATGTAAGTGTTAGTAGTGTATCTGAATCATTATCTTTATCTGATGAAGAACAGTTTGAAGCAACTGTAGCTCATATGTATAATAGAGCTATGGATGGTTCTACTAAATTGAAGTCTGGTATTCAGGCTATCAATAGATCTTTAAATGGTGGATTTGAAAGTGATCGTTGTTATATCTATCTAGGATTACCTGGTGAGGGTAAATCTAGTACATTACTTAACTTAACTCTTCAAATCAAAGCCAATAATAAAGATGTGGTAACGAAAGATCCAACTAAACGTCCAACTATCTTATTCCTCACGATGGAAAATACATTGAATGAAACCTTGGAACGTGTATTTGGTATCTTAGTATCCGATGAAGACATTAGTGAATTCGGTGGTCATAAAGAAGTCATGAGACTATTAAAACAAAATGGCCTTGGAGTAACTAATGATTCTCCTATTGATATTGAATTTAGATATGTACCAAGTAACTCTGTTGATACAGACTACTTGTATACAATCTATGATGAAATGAATGCAAATGGACAAGAAGTAATCTGCTTAGTACAAGACTATATTAAACGTATTAGACCACGTGACTTTAAACTCATGGGTGGGGATATGCGTATAGCTCTTGGTGCAGTAGTAGATGAATTCAAAGAATTTGCAATCGCTAAACATATCCCAGTTATTACAGCATCTCAGTTAAACCGTGATGCGGCTAGAATAATTGATGAGGGTAGAAGAACAAACGAAGCAGATTTAGTGCGTAAAGTAGGTAGAGCTAACATTGGTGAATCTACTTTGATTACAGAGAATGCTGACTCTGCATTTATATTAGTTCCAGAAGATGCTGGTGATGGTAGACGATATCTTGGTATGGCAAATGCTAAGAAACGTTTTAAGAATCAATCAGCACCATTCTTCTATATCCCATACTCTAAGGAAAGACCTTTAGAGTTATTATGTGATATTCATCTATCTGAACCACTAACCAAGCTATCCCTTAATGAACTTAGAACTGTAAGTAATGAAACACAAAGCAACTCTAGTTGGAGTTCTTTGAAAACAGTAGATAAACCTAAGGAAGTTAGGGAAAGTGATTCAATTAAGAAGAAAGCAGATGCATATGGTGTTAGTCCTCTATTTGCTAGAGAACTAGAAGAGTATGCTAGAAAGAATACTGACAACCGTGGGGCTAACTTTGATGATACTAAAGTTATCTTAAAGACAAACCTACGGATGTTTAACGAATTCACTGACGAAGAAAAGCTTTATACATATACATTCCTCGGAGTAGATATACCAGAGAGCTTTCAGCATATGGTTAATGTAGTCCGAGATTTTAATATGGATAATATTGAAGATGGAGCTCCTAGAATAGTCTATACGAATGCTCTAGTCTATGAAGACATCGAAGACCTTTCTGGATATACACCAGCATTAGTTAATGATGTCATAGAATGGACTTGGAATACTTAATAGGTCTAGACTACAATGAGCCTAGACCTATAGATAAAATTATCTTTTAAGTTCATGGTTAGAATTGAATGTACGGATATTTCTAATATCAAAGTTATGTACATCAGCTAAGAATTCTTTCAATACCTTTTTAGATGGTAGATAGATATACTTCTTGCTGAGATTGAAGTCCTTTACATTATATAAGTCGTTGACTCTAAGTATTACATAATATAGCTCAGTATTGTCATATATATCATATGCCAACATCTTAGGTCTATATTTATACTTCATGATATCATCGTCTGATAAATGGACTCTAACACATTTAGCTTTCAATTCAGGATAGTAATCATCAGTTACTATATTGCCTACAGCGAACTGAATACGCTCACGTTCTTCAGTGAAGGACATAGTGGCATAGTCAGTACTAATTATAGGTTTATCATTGATGAATGCCTGAATACTATTTATAGTTTTCATCATAGCCATCGTAATCCCTTCCTGTAACTACGGGTTTATTTATATCTCCACCAAGGAAAGCTATAGTAAATCTAGTTCCAGGCGGTACGAATTTCGTTGGGAAATTTCTTACAACTTCTTTAGGCATTTCAATAAGGATATTAGATCCAGTTTGAACTTTGCCAGTTGTAAACTTTTGTTTATTGATAATATTTGGATTCTGAACTTTGCTTGTAGTCTTTACTGGAGACTTCATATTCATAGGATTAAGTGCTTGCACATAAAACGTTTGATATCCAGGCTCGTATTTATTACAAACAGAAGTTAGTATACCTACCTCGGTATATTCAAGACCGGAATCGGAATTATATTTATCATCCATTATTTAACACCTCGATTCATTATGCTACTATAATGTTTAGGGGTATGAGGAATATTTGAAATGGAAAATGCATTAATGTGTATGTGGGATACCAATGTAATTGGTGCCACTAACGCTCTAATAAGTAAGCTAGGTCTAGAAAAAGATTTCTATACTCGCAATATCTGTATTCCAGATAGTGATGGAGATCTTAGAGCCCTAGATTATAAAGGTAAATATTTTAGAATGCCAGTTGACTACTATGAGAGTGCATATGGTGATTCTATTATCTTTGACCCAGTTAATAATAAAAACATCATGAAGTTCTTATTTGATATCTTCATTGCAGAATGGGATGATGATAAGTACTATCTATCCAATTACTTTAAAGTATTTGGTCCAGCTAATGATCCAAGAAGTCAATTACACGTAATGATGTCTGATGGTACTCAGTTTACTACTAGAAAGTACTATAACTCCTCATTACAGTATATGGAAATCATTGACTTCATGTTATTTGGTGAAGCAAGATATAGTTACGAAGCAATAGACTATCCACCAGAGATAGAAACTAAGAAACGTAAAAGGAGATAATGATTATGGGATTTATACTAAACCCAGGTCAAGAGGCAGTTGTATCAGCCGCAGTTGAATGGTATAATAATTCATCTGAATTAGTATTCCAATACACTGGTGCCGCTGGTACTGGTAAGACTGTTGTGTTAAATGAAATAATCAAGCGATTGAATATACCATTTGATTCAATATTACCAATGAGCTATACTGGTACAGCAGCTATTGTAATGCGTAATCGTGGTATGACTAACGCTAAGACCATTCACTCATCTATATATGAACCATCTGAGGGTATTATGTTAGATGATAGTGGTAAACCTGTTATGGATGAGTACTTTAATAAACCTAGGACTAGTCTTAAATGGGTTAAGAAAGAGTATCTCCGTGATATTAAACTTATAATCATAGACGAAGCATCTATGACTCCAAAATCTATGGTAAGTGACATAGAATCATTCGGTATCAAGATCATTGCCTGTGGTGACCTTAATCAGTTACCACCTATAGGAGATGAACCAGGATACCTAACATCAGGTAAGGTCTATAGATTAGACCAAATTATGAGACAGGCAGAGCAATCTGGTATTGTATACTTAGCAGACAGAGCCATTAAAGGATTACCAATTCAATTCGGGTATTATAATAATGCTATCGTTATTCCAGAAGATGAAGTAACTGATAGAATGGTAATGAATGCTAGTGTAATACTATGCTGTAAGAATAAGACCAGAGAGCAAGTGAATAACTATATTAGACAAGATATATTGAGAATTAAGACTCAATACCCTACATTCAATGAACCATTAATCTGTCGTAAGAATAACTGGTCTATTGAAGTCAATGGGATTAATCTTGTTAATGGTCTACGTGGGTTAGTTAGAAACCATCCAGATATTACGTCTATTAGAAAAGACCTTAAGGAAATGACTATAGACTTCTTAGATGATGGTAATAACCTATTCCCCCAATTAAAGATGGATTTAGAATACTATCGTGCACCACAAAACCAAAGAGAGTTTCTCAAAAGGAACCCATATAATAAAGCAGATAAGTTTGAATTAGCTTATGCTATTACAACACATTTATCTCAAGGTTCTCAATATAGCCATGGTATCTTTATGGAAGAGTTTTTACATAGAGACATTATGTCTAATCTTATCTATACAGGCATAACTAGGTTCTCGAATTTCATGATATATGTAAAACCGAAGCCTAAATTCTTCTAAGAGCATATATTATAAACGTGATCCTAGATTATGTTTTAGTATATTATGCACAAAGGAGGAAACTAATTATGGATAACGGAAATATTTTTGAATTGCCACTTCAACTGGCGTTCCCAATTACGCCAGATGAGAATGGTAAGTTTAATGTAGACCCAGAAGATAGAATGTATACTCTCTTCATATTCTTCATTGATGGATATGATCAAGAGAAGACATTCAAATTTGCAATGGGTCAAACTGCCGTTCGTGAGTATATTATCGAGCATGTAGATATCATTGACTTTGAGAAGTCTAAGATCTCTTCATGGCAAACTCGACCATATGATTACGATGGCTTTATTTCATTGGTGCAATTCATGCACTATCTTGATACTATTGTAGATGAAGATGGCAACAAGTGGTTCCAAGATGACTTTGATATTCAATCTTATCTTGAGTCCCAAGTTGAAATCGATGGCATATCTGAAGTAGAAAGAGAGAATTATGATAATGCCATTCATATGGTTATGAATGGTTCAGTTCTTCAAGACATTAGTCGTCTTGAAGAGGAAGGAGACGAATACGATGTCTAATCAAAATCTAGATGCATTTACTGCGGCTTTCAATCAAGGTAAAGTTGACGCAGAAGCTTGGGTAGCTCAATTTACTCAAGCTGGTCAATCACCTATGATTCCGAAATGGAATGCAGAACCTCAAAGCCAAGCCGAATACTATTATAGACGTGGCTATCTTGATCGATTCAAAGAGATTACTAAGATTGATATCGAACAAGAAAAGAAACTATCTAAGAGAAACTCTACTCTTAGTATTCATAAGAATGGTAAACCTCGTCCTAATGCTATTGATCGTGAGATCAAAAAGTATGGACCTGATTTCCTTTCTAAATACGGTGATCGATTCTTCAATGAAGTTAAGAATCTATCTAACCGTATCTTAAATGATTTGGCTAATGCTAATATCAACGTTCCAGACTATGAAGAATACTTCAAATCTGATCGTCTATTAGATAGCCTTATTTCTGTAGCTCGTGCAAATGCAAACTACCATATCTTTACAAGTGGGGCAATCCATTTCTATGGTGCAAATGCAGAGCAGTCTATGCAGGGTTTATTACCAGAAAACTATGGTCCTATTGAACAACGCTTCTATCAGTATCACCACTCTAATGCTCAAATCTACAGCATTCTGCTTGATGCATTGGTAGAGTTCAAACAGTATCTAATGTCTGGTATCTTTAATCCTGAAAGTATTCACATCGCGGAATCTACTATCTGGAATAAGAAATTAACGATGTCCGCACGGGATCCATATGCACAGCGTAGATTATGAGATCTCTGATCATTTCTATAATAGAGCTAAGCATAGAGTGGGACTCCCAAAAAGAGGTGTAAGTAGACTAGTAAAAAATGCATTGTATGAAGGGATCTATGTAGACTACTTAGATCCTACTTCTAAGCTATATAAGCTTATGAAGTCCTTTACAAATAAGCATACCAGAAGCGATAGATTCGCTGTATATTATCGTCAGTATATGATATTATTCGAGCATCCCAACATTGCAGTAACTATACTGTATGCACCAGATAGTATTGTGAAATGTGCAAATGAATATTATAAAAGGAGAACTGACAATGGATGCAACACAGCTAAAAGCTTATCGTGATAAGCTAAGAGCAACCGAAGATGATATAGCAATCCGTTTATATTGTGATAATGGTATTATCATCGATGAAGGTGATATGTTTGTACAATGGGATGATGGTAATAACATGATCGTAGCAGTTAAATCTAATGAAGATCAAGTTAATCACCCAGGTGTAAAATTTAAAATCATCATCACTGATTTTGATATGGTCCAATATATGATTGCTTATTCTACGCGTAAGTCTATTCAGCCTATCGCAAAAGCATTCAACTATACAGACGATCAAATCAAGAACTTCATTAATAAATTTGATGATCCTGATTTACGTTCTTACCTCAATACTACTCCTAAAGAAGTTGTTGAGGAAATTGAAAAACAGAAAGCTGATCTTGATACAAAAGCTCAAATCGTTCTTCAAATGCAAGAAGATAGAGCTAAAGCCGAGCATCGTGTAACTGCACAACAAATTCGTGAACGTCAACAATAGTTCACTAAATCGATGATTAAAGGGTATGATATTTTAAAATATCATA